CCGCTGCAGAGGAAGCAGCCAATTGATAGTATCAACAGGACCAGCGCCAATAGTTCGAATGATAGGGCCGGAATCGCCATCAACTTCGTCATCAAAGCTCTCGTATTCATCGGACACCGACCCCCAGACTCTATCTTTGCCTGCCCACCACATCCGGCCTTCGTACAGGGCAGCAGAGGACGGCCAGCCGCTTTGGTCGGACCACATGCCTTCAGCCCATGCACTGGACGAATCCGTTCCACCCAGCGGCACAATCACCCTGGCGCTCACAGATGTCGTGGATGCCACGGCCGTAATACGGAATATTCCCGTCCTTGAGCCACCATAAAACACTAGGCTAACGTCTGCTGTGCCTGATGTGTAGTCGCCGGCTTTAATCCCAATCCGGTAGTAAACGATCTGGTTATCAAGAGCGTCATCGTAGACAGCCCCGCCACTGGCGGTATATGTCGTAACATCCACCCACGCCCCAGGCTCGGCCACAGACCGCTGCAGGGTAATGGTCGCAGTCCATGTGCCTGTTATGCCAACCAAAAAGCCGCGTGAATCGCCAATGCCAGTCACCCGGATTTCATCGGTGAACTGGTCATCCGCCGTTAGATCGGCCTGGACTTGCTGCCCGACAGAATCGATGCGGAACAGCGCACCATCATGACCATCCCGAAAGAACGAGCGCGACGCAGTTACGGTGATATCGCCATTAATCGCAGACGGAGTTAGTCGGGTGGCTGTTTGGTTATAGGTGAAGAACGGCCCGTCATTGGGCTCATATTCGACGATGGACCAGGAATTGACAGACCGACGCTGGAACATGCGCTGCTGGTAGCTCTTGCAAGCCAGGAACACAACGTCCGCAGATTGATCCCATCGCAGATTGGGAAGGTCCGCTTCAGCCCACGGACAGGGTAGTTCCAGTGCTCCAGCCGCCTCAATGGCAACAGAATCAACCAGCGCCGCATAGTTGCCAGAATGGGACAGGTGGATATAGAAATCACCGGTGGGCGTGAATGTCAGTGAGTGTGTGCCGGTCTTCAGAACCGTTTCACTGATGTATGAGTCATCGCCCGATGTAGTACCGACCTTCAGCGTCACAGGGCCGCGCTCAATCGCGACTCGCAGCGCATGCTCAACGTTCTGATCGCCGCCAGCAACCGTGACCTGCTGGGATCTGATGGCCGCATTAAAGCCGGACCCCAGTAACTGCATATAGCCGCCCAACGTCCAAGACGATGTTGCGCCTGATTCGTCTTCGTCCGTCCAGCTGCCAATGCCAAGCGGAAACGTGCCATTGGTAACAGCCGTTGATACCGACACCCGGGTAATCAGTTCGTCATCGACAAAAACCCTGGCAACGCTATCCGACACTTCAATAATCGCCGTATCGTCAGTGGCGAAAATGAACGGGATTGGAACGGCCTTGTTGTTGGATTTGGTCGAAGTCAGATACTGCATGCCAGGGCGCAGCATCATGGACCCCAATGTTCTGGGCATCCAATTGGTTTGCGTCTCAGCCGATAGGGCCAGCCGCTCAATATCGACCCGAGCCAGTGCCAGCGGACTGACGATGCCGCGATTGAATGCCAGAAGGCTGACGTTTTGCTTTCCCATTAGCCGATCAGCCTGCCGCGCGGACCGCGATCACTGCTGCCACTGGTGCCTCTCGACCTTACCCACGAACCAGTTGCCGGAAACTTGCTGGGCTCGTTCATGGCGTCCTTGTTCATGGCTTCCAGTTTGCGTTTTTTCATTTCGCTCTCAACGTCATCCCGGCTTGCCTTGCTTCCAGTGATGCGGCCGCATGCCTCCAGTGCCAGATAGGACTGCACGAACTTCGCAAACGACTGTGGCCACAACGAAAGGTCAGCCCCATATTGGTTGTCGTTCGACACATACTGAATGTAAAGCGTATCGACCGGCGCAAACCAATAGCCCGCCTCATCCCGATACTGCAGACAAGGCGTACCGAACGTTTCGTCGTAGCATACGGCAGCCGTCCTGATCCAGTCCGTTGGCTTGTCGAAGGCGTATCGATAGCCAAACGATGGCTCGACAGAAGGCGAATACTCCGCCCTCACCGTGCGCATTGCAAAGTTCCACAGGCCCACCTCAAGGCAGGCGTCAATTGCCCCCTCATCCCAGATGTCATCCAGCACGCGGCGCGGCTCCCGGTTCTCGGAAAGGCTGGAAAGTTTGCGTTCTTCCAGCAGGCGGAGCGCACCGTTATACAACTGCAGTTTGGTCTGGGACATGGGGCACCTTTACGCGGCGATAGCTTTTTCGTGTTCCGCAATCCAGCGGCGGGCTTCTTCTTTGGTGCTGATGTTCTCGGCCATGACCTGCCCGTCTTTCGTGCGAATGACGCGATGCTTGGCAATTGGGCCAGAATACTTGATCACGTAGTCGCCAAGATCAGTTTCTTCGGTCTTCACAGGCTCAAAGTCGGCCTTGCTGATTTCCTTCACAAACACGTCCATACGGGACACGCTGACCACCAGAAGGTGAGCGTAATAGGCCAGATCCTGGGGGATCACTTTGATCTCATCCATGGGGCGCAGATTGGACGCGACCAATGCCCAATAGGATGGCTCAAGAACACGGGAATATGGGGTGCCTGCGTCAGGCGTGGCCGAATGCGTGGTGCTTGCAAATTCAGCGCCTTTCAAAGCCTGCGGGACCAGTCGGTGCGTTGCTTTTTGTTCCATGGAAACCTCGAAAGAAAGGGGGAGCCGAAACTCCCCCAGAGTGTTACGCCAGGATTGCGGCTTCCACACTTGCCGCACCGCCAGCTGTAACGGTGCTCACATAGTGCAGAGTGCTGCCAATCGTGGCGCTTGATTTGCTGACGATAACCACGTCACCGACTTGCATTCCCAATGCGTCACCATTGGAAAAGTAATCGGCTGCGTCAACGTCAGTGTGAACGTCAGTGGAAGTATACATCCACAGAGCCGGGCCAGTACCGATTCGGCCGGTCATGCAGACAGGAGGATTGGTTGTTGCGTATGACATGGTACTTTACCTCTTACTTTGATGGGTCAGGCAATTGCCAATAGCTATGCGGCGATCACATAACATTAACTCGCACTATAGCCTGATCCGTCATGATTGATGATAACCACGCCGCTGTTTTGCAGCAGCTTGGAGCCCATGAAGGTGGAAGTACGCGCGAACGAGTAATCCTGCTCTTCATCGTAACCAACCGCAATGTTCATGTTGGTGGTGTCGATGGCATGACCAATCGCGGAGCGGTGGTACATGATGCACTTCTCTGCGCTGGTGCCTTTGCCGGACAGGTTCGGGTGAACAATCCAGTTGATGCCAGCCCAGTTGAATGCACGGGCGATGTTCGCGAACGGTTTGTTGTTCACGTAATCAACCGAGGTGAATTCCTTGGTCTGAATCAGGTAGGCAAAAGCGGCCGGGGTGATTGCGCAGAAGATGTTGCCATCCATTTCAACGGCGTTGTTGCCGAGAATGGTGTAGGCGTGCATCGCCAGATCCAGGGACATGCGAACTGCAGTGCTGGTGTCCTGGGTGCCGGTTTCCAGCGCGGTGATAATGTCGCTGTCAATCTTGCGATTGATGACGCCCATGGAATTCATCTGCATGATCCGGCGCTGGTCGCTTTGACCGGCGTAGATGTTGAACCGGGTCTTGCGGCGCAGGTCGTGCCATTCCACCAGGGTTGCAGTGTTCTGAGTCAGGTTGTCTGCTTTTGCAGGGATCAGACCGTTGGCGCCACGGGTAACTGCTGTTTCGCCATTGGAATCAGCAACCAGGAAAACTGCTTGGTTGCCATTTACGTTGGCTTCAGTGGTTACGGTGCCGCGCAGGTAGGACTGGCGTTGTTCAAAACCGGCGATGAACTCCATCCGGTATTTTGTTTGAAATGCGGTATCAGCCATTGCTGTATCCTCATGAGATTGAAATTACGGGGTTTTTTCCGCTTCTCGATGGGGAGACCAGCGTTCGATGGGTGCGGGGATTCCTTGCGGGACCACACCCAAATAACATTGGGGCCTTCTTTGTGCGGTGGTCGATCTGAATTACTTCATGCGCGCTTGCGCAGCCAGCAAGTCATCCAGACGTTTTTGCATGTTGGCCGAATTCGGCCCTTTCCAGTAATCACTATCGTAATCACCGGCCAGTTTTGTCAGCTTGGCGATTTCATCCCCGATTGCAGCAGCAGCACCGGCGCCAGCGCCTGGGACCACGGTTGCAACGGGATTGATTTCACGAGCCAAGCCGGCCAGAAACTTCAACGCTTCTGGATTGTTGCCCAACACGGAACCATCAGCCATCCGGGCAGACATGAGGTTTTGTTTCAGTCCTTCCGGTGCGGCATCAAATACCGAATTGAGCAGGTTTAAATTGGTTTTGTAGTCGGCGCCCCATTCAGTGCGGAGCGATTCCTCGGCCTCTCGCTTGAACTCAATGTCGGCCTTGATCTGTTCTTCAGCCCGGGCGTCGGTCGTTTCGTAATACCAGCCCAGCATCTTGTTGACCTGATCGGGAGTGGCGTTGCTTGAGTGCGCCACCTTCAGGAACTCATCGACAAACGGCTTTTGGTCTTCGCCGATTACAAGCCCGTTCGATAGCTTGACTTCGTACTTGTCGAAGGCTTCAGGAATGCCGTTCTCCTGGCGCCATGCGGCGATGTCTTCAGGTGAGGCATCGGCAGCCAGCGGCTTCTTGAATTCGCCGGCAGAGATCTTGTGCTTGGCTTCAATCAGGGCCTTTGCCACCTGATCGGGCGTGGTGTACCGCCCCAATTGCTTCAATACTTTTTCATCGCCACCCGCCATCTTTTCGCGCCAATCGCTGGCAGTGAAAAGCAGTCCTTCGACTGCAGGTGCGGCGGGCGCATCGGCTGTAAAGGACGGCATTGCGATAGTGTCAGGAAGTTTTGCTTCTGTCACGACTATAGGCGGTGCTGTTACTGCGGGTTGAGTGCCTGTTTCCAGGGGAGCCTCGATTGTCATTTATTGCCTCGTTTTTGGTGTGGCGGGGTTTTCTTCAATGCTTGTTGGCGGAAGGGCTCAGTGCCTGACTTGACGATGCCAACCATAAGCTGGCCCACCTGGGCCTTGCCCAGTGCGAAATCGGTGTCTCTTGCCGAGCTCGGGTAGAAGTGGAAGCCGTGCATGTTGCTGATCTTCTCGGCAATCGTGCGAAAGGCAAGAATCTGCTGGTCTGCAGTCGCCTCGCCCTTGGCCACAGCAATGACGGCCGCAGCCTCGCTTACCTCAAGATCCGGGAATGAATACGGGTTAGGCGGCATTCTCGTTTTCCATTACGGCCTTGTCGGCCTCGGCTCCAATCTTCACGCCCTCGGCACCCATCGCTGCCATCTGCGCCATGCTTTGCATCTGACGCTTCTGTTCGTTTGCTGCATAGGCTTCTTCGGCTTCGTCTTCTGGCGTGATCCAAGTGGACGGCACACCGATACCAGCCAGCGCATCGCGGAAGGCGACCCGAGCGTCCAGGTTAACCGGTGCATCCGGGTCGATCTGAACAGCCACCGCCAGCAAGTTGGCGGCATCGCCAAACTTCTGCGTCTTCTCTTTCTCAACGGCATCGTGCAGCGGGCTTTCAAACTTGAACTCGACGTTCTTGTCCAGCAGTTCCCGGGGGATTTCTTCAATCGGGCCAAAGGCGCCGAACTCGAACAGGATGGCGAACGTTTCTTCACACAGCGCGCCGTTGTAGTCCTGCTCCATCGGCTCAAAGATTGGCAGGGCCTGACGGATATACTCTTGAATCCGCTGGCCGACCTCGTAGGCGGTCATATCGCCCTGGGGCGGCAGTGACAGCTTGTTGAGGTAGAAGCACTCGGAAATCATTTCCCGAACGTCATTGCGCAGCTCGATACCGAACGGGATGCCAGAGCGATCAACGTTCAGCGGCCGCAGGACTTCGCCAAGGCGCTCATCATAGGATGCGTCAGCGTAGGTAATGCCACCTGCATACAAGGCAACATCAGACCGGATGGCCTCTTTCACGGCAATCATCGGAGGACTAACGGCCTTTTCTCCGGCTTCCAAAAGGGTCAGCGTCATGGATTGAATCAGACGGGCATCCGGCAGCGCAACGATGGTGGCAGGCGAATAGGCATACTGTGAGCCCGAAACCGTCTGCCAGCGCGGAATAACGTACCGCAGCCGCTTGGAGCCGACTTCTTCCATGATGTGCTGATTGTCCACGTCCACATACAGGGACACGAACGGGGTACGGTACTTCTTTTCGCCAGCATAGGATTCGGCCGGGATGACAACGTGCATACAGTTGATTTCGCAGTACGGATCTTTTTCCAGCTTGTCCCTGACGCTTTGGTGCACGTTCTTGAACAGGCTGGCCAGCATCCGCGCGGCTGGCTTCCATTTCCGATAGACGGTATCAATTACGCCGTTCTCGTTCTCGCACCACGCCACGTCACGCAGGTGCCAGCACCGGTAAAGCAGATGAGTCAGGTCACGGCTGGGCTCAACTGAAATAACCGTCTGGCCAAAGGTGGCAAAGTCGTGATCACCTTCCTTGGTCGCCCGGGTGAATAGTGACTTGCGGTCGTACATGGCTTTGCGCTGGACGCCAGACGCATACTCAAGCCAGCGATTGGCGTAGGTAGAAACCGATTCGCTTCCGCTTACCGACGCCTTGAACCAGTCCTTGGAGCGCGGCCGCAACATGCCGTTGAACGCATTCCCCAGATCCCGGCGCGCCAGGACAGGATAGGACGTCATCAGGTGACCGGCGAACTCTTGCCCCAGACTGCGGGTATAGGTGAAGTCGGCGCGCTCCGGGTAGAAGTTGTCGGCCATTTCCTGCCACAGCGAAGTCAGAGACTCGCGCTTGCTGAACAGGTTCTCGCCTTGCTTGATGATGTCTTTAGCGCGCTCGTGCACGTTTAGCCACCCAGAGTTTCGGTAGAGTCGCCGCTCATGATCGTAGCCGACCGACCAGACCGGGAAGCAGCGCCACGGCGGCGGCGGGCCTTCCTGATTTCTTCCTCGTCGGGCATTACGTACTGGGCAGCGGTTTCTGCCTGATCGCCTTCGATGATGATGTCGGGGATTTCTGGCTTCACGTAGTCGCCAATCTTCTGGAATACCTTTTTGGTCAACGAATAACCACCGGCAGTGGTAATGTCCAGGGCGTCTTCACCAGCGTCCTTTACGTGATTCTTCACTTTGTTGCCGAACCGCTTGGCTTCTTTCTTGATCTTCCCGCCAATCGACGGACCTTTGCCGCAAACCATCGTCAAATCCTCGCAATAAAGTTGTGGCCAACGCACTCGAACCCGCAGCGCTCATAGAACGCCCGCGTCCGGTCAATGTCGATTCCGGTGGAACTTCCAATCATCGGCAGCGTAACGCCCAGTTCAACAGCCCATTCGAGGTAGCGCGCCACCAGCATTTCACCGGCCGGCGTGCCTCGATATGGCGTATCCACCCACAGCAGCAGATCGATTGAATACGTGTCAGCACTGCAGAAATGTTCCCGGGCAAAGCCGATCATCATGCCGACAGCGCCCATGACAGGATCACGCACCACCCAGAAGAAATAGGGATCACCGTTGTGCTCATCCGCAGCCAGGAACAGCTTGATCACCTTGGCCTTGTCGTATTCCAGCGCTGAAAAAATGCTGGCCTTGTGCATATCGGTTGCCATCTGCAGGCACCGGTTGAAATCAGTGTCGATGTCGAATGGTGCCAATATCACCGTCTGCGCCTCGCTGAATCCCTGCCCATTACTACCTTTGGCGCCCGGCCTGATGTGCCACCAACGCCGCTTTGCCATTGCCCGTAGCTGGTGGAAATCTTGGGACCGCCCGACCATGCCATGACAACCGCGTCGCCCCGGTCTGGTGAGCGGCCGATGCGCTTGACCAGCTTTTCCTTGGGCTCAATCGTGATGATGTTGCGTTCTGATTCGTAGGTCGGAGCTGTCAGGTCTGAAAGCAGCGTCTGATCTGGCGGCAGTGCGATCCGAGATCCGCCCGGTTGGTCAGGGTCCAATGCTTCCCGCAGTCGCCACCAGCATTCCGTCCGCTTGTTGGCGAAACCAAGCAACCGATCTGGCTCAGTCCTTGCCCTGGATGCAGTGGCGCCCTTGTAGGCCAGCACTTCAATTCCATTATCCTGCAGCGTTTTGTAGGACGACCCGCCATACCCACCGCCGCAGTCCAGCACGATCACAGCGCCGTTCCTGCGCCGTCTGATGACCTCGGCCCCGATGTCGCTGCCAAGCGGCGTATCAGAGCCAGGAATCACGGCAATCTGATCGAACCAGCCATCGTGCCGTGGCGCTATCGTGTTGTTGTCGCTTCCGCCCTGAGCAACGTCAACGCCAATCGAACACATCGGAATGCCTTGCGGCGGGTCTTTCTTCCATCTGGCCTGTGCAGCCTGCACCCACGATGTCGGGATTGCCTGCTTGGGATCGTCCTTCAGCGAGGCCGAGAACTTGCCATCCCGGTACGCTTCCCGCAATTCCTTGGGCATCTTGTCCAGCAGGCGGGCATAGTTGCCATCCTCGGCCAGATCCGGGTTGTCATTGAGCCCGGCCGGAATGAACGTGCGGGATGTAGCGTAAACTTCGCGGCCGTCAACCAGATGCGGTCCTTTGCCGTCAACCTCAACGTCCAGATCGTTTTCATCCCTGACGTACCACCGCAAGTCGCCGGGCTTTGCCGGGTTCGGGTGAGTCGGGTCAAGCCATGCAGCCCAGCGCTTGATTACCCACAGGCCGGTTGCTGATGTTGGCGGGTTGCCAGTGCAGACCACCCTGCACCGTTGTCCTGGCGTCGTTGACCGGTTCCAGATCGTGATGAACAGGTACTGGGATTCGAGGAAATCCGTTATCTCGTCGAAGCCTATCAGGTCGTGCGGGTCGCCCTTGTAGCGCTGCTTGTCGTCTTCCATTTCGCAGCCGCCGAACTCTACCCGGCGCTTGCCATCCCGATACGCCAGATCGGTGCCGTTCCACCCGGAACGATCACCATTCAGAATCTTGCCCAGCAATTCAGCCTCGGCCAGCTTCTTCGCGTCCTTGTTCACGCGCCGGATGATGAGCGACCTTTCGTGCTCGGTCATCGACAGGCCAACCAGCAAGGCGCTTTTGCCGCCCCCTGCCTGCCCGCCGTAGAACAGTTCGTCGGCTTCGGTGTAATAAGCCTGCGTCTGCGGGCCTGGGTTCGGAATCCACACCGCGCCATTCGTTGCCGCCATAACTTCAGCGATTACGGCCTGCTTTTCCTTCTCAGGCAGAGCGCCAAGTTTGGCTAGAATTTCGTCAAGCATTCTGGTTTTGTCACATTTCGCCATGTTTCTCGGTACTGGCTCGGGAAAACCCGATACTCCATGGCGAAAAACGTCACTGTTAGCGGCCGATTGCCTGTTCGAACGTCTTGCCGCGATATATCCGCTGCCTGACGTTGTGATAATTTTCGCCAACCATTTCACATGCTTCGACAAGAGAAACGGTTTTGCCATCAAGGCTGACCAGTCTGTTCGCTCTTGTGTTTCTTGCCTGCTGGCGTTTTGTTGCCCACCTGCAGTTCATCGGCTCATAGTTACCATTCACGTCAATTCTGTCAATGGAATGCAGCCTTGACGGTTTGTTGCCCATGTCAGCCAAGAAGCACTCATATCCAGATAGTCCGCCTTCGCCATGCAGCCACCTGTCGCAGACTGAAATACCTCTGCCGCCGTAGTACTTGTGCTCAGGGACATTGGGATCGTTGCATCTTTGACGCACGTTCAGCCAAGCAATGTATTCCGGAGATCTGCCGCCAATCGTCGCGCCGTGCGTTTTGCTAGCACATGACTGGCACGACATGGTTGGATTTGTCTTATGCCTTAAAAAGTGCGACCTCACCGAAACGGCTTTGCCGCACGAACAAACACAGCCCCACCATGTGCACTTATGGCCACGCCCGCCAAACGAAACAACCGTCAGGCTTCCAAAAACTTTGCCAGTCAAATCGATTAGCGGGCGACCCATAATTACACTCTCTGCATACCCAGCGCGATGTAGTCTAAATCAAGGTTCATCGCTGCTGCCACTGACAGCTTGGACACGGTGATGATCGGAGTCAGGTCAGTTGCGGCAGTTACTGCGCCGGTCATTGTAGTGCCAACCAGCACGCCATTGTAGAAGAACGTGGCGGCGCCTGCAGAACTGATTTCGATGCGGAACTTCGCATAGGTGTCGGCAACAGGTGCATAACCAGTGTTCTGCGCGGTCGCGTCAACGTCATTGGCCACGCCAGTCAGCCACCAAGTGTCTGCGGTCATGTTGGTGTCGAACATGAAGCCAACGGCGTCAGTTGCGTTTGTGGTCAACGTGTTAGCCGAGGAAGCCGATACAATCGGAGCCTCAAGCGACAACGTGTCGGTGAAGCCGATAAAGGCGTAGCAGGTGGTGATTGCCGACAGCTTCAAACGGGCTTCCAGGAACAGTCCGCCGTTCGATGCCTGCCACTGCAGGGCCATGTTCATCTGTTCGGCGTCAGCAGCGTAACCAGTGCCAGCGTCGCCAGTGGTCAGGCGCAGTACGCCACCGATACCGCCTGCCAGGATTGCGGCTGCACTGGTAGCAGAGTCGGTGCCTTCAACAAAGCCCCATTCGTCCAGAACCAAATCTCCAATGAAATCATCAAAGAAGGCCACTGTGTCCGGGCTCGGAAAAACGAATTGACTGCCGTGCTCGCCTGCCACAAAACCGTTTTGGGACAGAAGACGCTTGTTGTGGTCGATACCAACGCGGCGGCCGTGAAGTGAAGTCAAAATGCGTGACATGGTGTGTCTCCTGCTTATTGCTTAGTTGCTGGTGGAGTCGGCCTGGGTGGCCTTGGTGAGAATGAACGCAATCCGGCGAGCCAGATCACGATCAGAAACGGGTTGTTCTTTCACTTCGATTGCTCCGCCGTCTTTGCCGGTGTGCTCAAGCTGCTGTTTCGGCCCGTATTGTTTCGGCGCCATGCGCTCAGCAGACCATTTCAGCGCGTCGATTGCGACCTTTGCAGACTGCGGGTCATACTCGCCATCCAGCACCTGCTCAGCTAGATCGGCGATTCTATCGCCATGCGCTTGTCCATTGGCTTCACGCCCTGCGCGATACTGTTCCGAGAATTCAGGATGCTTTCCATCCACTACCCACAAAAGAACAGAGGATATTGCAGGCATATCGTCTGCGGAGCATATCTTTCTCAAGCTAAGCCCGGACGCCAACCTTGTGCAGATTTCGTCGCCAAGCTCTTTGGTGTAAATCGAAGGTCTTGCCATAACAGTGACTTACATCACCCCATACCGAATGCTTGCGTTTACCACAGCCGTGCCGCCGTTCTGGCGCACCTGAATGGCTGCGAACTTGCCCTTGAATCCGTACAGGCGATTGGCTGCAGTCACCACCACCGGATCTGAAGTGGTTGCGCCCAGGTCGGCCAGTGAATGCGCTGAAGTCGTGAAGTTGGTCCCGTCAATGGACACGAACACATCCATGGCGCCGGCCGTGGACATGATTTCAAACGTGTTGTAGGTCTCCATGTTGACGAGAGTCCCGAATATCAGGTCGTTATCGCTGGTGCCGCTGCCGGACTTGAATCCTGTGATGCCGTGCATGTTAGAACCTCATGCTGAAATTGTTGAGAAGGCTGAACCCGTAAACCTGCGCGCTGCCCGGCTCTACGACTGAAACGCTGAACGCCTCGGCATAAGTCGCCACGCCATCACTGGTCTGGATGCGAACCGAATAGGTGCCAACGCCAAGGGTCGTTGCGTTGTTAGCCCTTAGGTTGCTGCCACTAATGTTGAAGCTGGCGTTGTTGGTGTCACCAGCGCCCGCTACCAGGGAATAGGTAAACGTGTCGCCAGGGTCCGCGTCGGTGGTGCTCAGGATGCCGACAACTGCGTTAGCCCCACCGCTGACTGAAACGGTAGTACTGTTCAGGCTGATATCGGTAGGCGCGTTGTTCTGTGTGCTGTTGTTCG